GATCGAGACAGTCGCAGTCAGCGATCACAAGGTCATTCAGGTACGCACAGCAACCAGGATCGTAGAGGACGGTGAAGTGATATCATCATCGTACCATCGACACGTATTAACACCTGACGCAGATATCTCTGGTGAATCTGCGGAAGTACAAGCGATTGCAACAGCAGTGTTCACGGACGCTGTGAAGGCGAACTACCAGACCTTTTTAAATAATCAGGAGTAATCATGGAACTCACAATCGCACAACTTGAACGCACACTACCATCCGGTGTTGTGTACAACATTCACTACCGCTTTGACCTGGTAGACGGTGAGTACAGCAAAGGAGCCTATGGCACAGTCTCTGTTGCTGGTGATCCAAATGCTGAAGGCTTCATTGCCTATGACGATCTGACTGAAGAAACAGTCAAGGCTTGGGTCACTGAGGCTCTGGGTGGACAGGAGAAAGTCGATGAGATTGAAGCTGCACTTCAGGCTAAGATCGAGGAAGACAAGAATCCAACGTCTGCTGTTGGTATGCCCTGGAGTGAGTGATGGATAAGCGCACCGTGGCCTCCGCGCACAAGCGGATTGATAGCATTGAGACGCGCTTAGAAGCTCACGAGGCTGTCTGCGGTGAGCGTTGGAAAGAAACTATCCTCCGAATAAAAAGAATCGAGGCGGTGATGATCGGTGCAGCGGGTAGCATCATAGCGATGCTTGTCGCTGTGTTGATGAAGGTGACGTAAATGTTTGCCGAGATTGGCCTCGCAATCAGTGCTGTAAAGGCAGCAAACGAGGCTATAGGCTCTATCCGAGAACTATGCTCAAACGTCAATGACATCCGAAGTGTCGGCTCCTGTCTTGGCAAAGACCTGACAAGATTAAGCGACGCAAAAGAAGAGCTGGAAAAGAACGCCAAGGACGGAGACGAACAGGCGTTTTGGGCTTTAGAAGATATACGCCAGCGTGAAACAGAGATACGCAATCTGATGATCTGGGGCGGGAGGGGAAACCTTTGGGCCGACTACCAAAAGTTTATGCAGACTCGCAAGGAGATGCGGGAGAACCAGCGCAAACGTGAACAGGCTCGCAAGCTGGCTAAGAGAAAAGCCATCAAGGACGGACTTATTATTACTGCTGCTGTACTTGCTGGCTGTCTGGTTGTCGGTCTAGGTATATGGCTACTGCTCGCGATCATTGCGGCGAAGGGGCGATAGGGTGTGGATTCTATTTGTGATCTTCCTGGACGCTGATATGTATTACGTCAACCCGGTAAACGCCTACGCAACAGAGGTGCAGTGCATCGAAGCACATACGCTGTTCATGCTTACTGCGCCGCAACCCAAGATTAACTACGATGCAATCTGCATCAAGACAAATCAAGATATAGGAGGGGCATGATGCTCGGTGTGATATCAAAGATGCTCGGCTCAGGGGACGTGATCTCGAAAGGTCTGGATCTGATCGACAATATGCATACGTCCACAGAGGAAGAGATACAGGCCAAGGCCAAAGCCAAGACAGATCTACTCCAGGCATACGCGCCGTTCAAGTTAGCGCAGCGATACCTGGCTCTGATGTTTGGGCTAACATTCTTGGGTAGCTACGTCCTGGTCCTAGCGATGACGATCTCTGGACAGGGTGATCCCGACGCAGTGACCAAGGTGATGGAGCAATTTAGTATCAACTATGCAATGCTGATTATCTTAGGTTTCTATTTTGGCGGTGGAGCCGTCGAAGGATTTATGGAGAAGAAAAAGAAATGAGTTGGAGTTCACCATACTTTTCACAGGATGAGATGCGATGTCAATGTGGGTGCGGTGCAGACGGTATGCACAGCGAGTTCATGGACCGGCTGACAAGTCTCAGAGCCGATTGGGGTCAGCCGATGACGGTGACCAGCGGGTACAGGTGTACCGCCCATCCAATCGAGGCGAAGAAGATAGCCAGCGGCAGGAGCCCAGGCGCTCACGCAAGCGGAAGAGCCGCTGATATCGCTATACAAGGCGAAGACGCATACAATTTTTTATGCGCCGCACTGGGGCATGGCTTCACCGGCATTGGTATTCAGCAGAAAGGATCTGCTCGATTCATTCATTTGGACGATCTGAATACAGACGACGGATTCCCACGCCCGACGATCTGGTCTTACTGAATGAGACGAGTCAATGGAGAAAAGGAAGTTTCCGGCGACTCAGTCAGAGGCGCTCAGACAAGGTGTCACGTATTACTACACTGGAAGACCATGTAAACACGGACATCTCTCGGAACGCTTTGCTTCAAACAAGAACTGCCGTGAATGTTTGCGTATCCGAAACCGTGAGCGTACCAAGAAAGACTACTGGGTTGATTACGGCGATGAGGCATACAAGAAAAAGAAGCGCAAGAATGCGATCAAGTATTACCACACCCGCGCACACAAACGCGCAGCCAAGTTACGCAGACACTTTGAGCGCAAGTCTCGCGTCGCAACTCCACAGGGCGTGACCGAGATCAGGAGGATGTATCTGGAGGCGCAGATGCTGACGATTGACAGCGGTGTGAAGCACGAGGTCGATCACATCATCCCGCTGATTCATAGCCAGGTATGCGGACTCTCAGTGCCACTCAATATGCAGATACTTACCAAGGCACAGAACCGGCGCAAGGCATCAAGGTTTAACCAAGACGAACAATCAAAGATACAGATGCAACTCATAAAAAAGGCCCCTGGGGAGGGGCCAACCCGGTAGCTTAACCGGGTGAGGGAACTAGCGTGGTATGAGAGAGTGCTAGTCTCTTGAGTCTACCACGGTAATTGATCTAGCAACACCAGGAACTCGGCTGATCTTTTGTTCCGCTGCGAGTCGGTTGATGACCCTGGTGATACCAGCCTTGGATGTCTCTCCGACCGCTTCCATAATCTCCACGAAGTTCGGAGCGTAGCCTCTCTCTGAGATGTATCCTCTGATAAACTCTAGCGCGGCATCATCTTTTCTTTGCATCAGCTAACCCCGTAAAGTTGTGTGGATCAATCTGTTTCCAGACAAGCTGTTTGAGTGCTTCTGTGTACGCATCAAAGGTCATCTCCAGAAACTCCTGCTGTCGATCACTCGGCACAAAGAGTTCTTGGAAGTCTTCCGGCTTACCCTGTATCTCAATTTTTACCGTCATTGTCATGCCCATCTCCTTTTGATGAATTCTAATCCGAGCCGTAAGTTCCACTTGCTGTCACTCCATGTTGAAGAGGACAGCGGGTTGTTTGCTTTCTCTGCTAGGTTTCTGCGCCGGTCCAGTGCGTATGCGCCACGATTGTTCCTGACCCAGTGTTTCACCATTGGCTCAGTCTTACCCACAACCTTGGCGATCTCAGAATAAGAGCAATCCTCTTTGTACATCGCCACGATGACTTCAATCTGTTGCCTGGTCATAACTTCTTCTTACCTCATAAACAGTTGTTTCGAGCAGACTCATGCCGATATCAAGCGTGTTGACCGAATAAGACGATAAATAATCCTCAGTGCCATCAATAAAATTCATTTCATACAAACCACTACCTGATGGCTTTATGGATTTGACTGCTGAAATTGGCACAACTGAAACAACAACTCCATCCTCATTCTCTCCAATAAAACATAAACTCATTGCACATCTCCTGCTTTTTTTCTACCGGCTTGCATCTCAAGTTCTTTTGTCTGTTCCAATGAATGAATACAATCAATCAAAGAGTCAATTAAAATAACGTCGCCGCTAAACCTGACAAACGTGTTATTCAATCGCACAAACGCTTCTTCTTTCTCGGTGCAATACACCAGTTCACCGAATATTAAATCACTCATAACTCCTCCAGCTTCAGTGTCTTTGCTCTGGCCCAGTGTTCCTCGACCGCTGGGATTTCTTTGACTTGTGCCGGTTTTGCTTTGACCTTACGCACCGGCCAGGTGATCTTGTACTGTCCTGCATGACAGATGTTCGCCTCGCCCATCGCATTCATGATGTCAAGCTGTAGGTCAGAGGCCAGTGCTTCATACGCCTTCAGCTCTGTGCGGATGTGCGCCAGACGCTCGATCCTTTCCTTGAGATCGTCATCCGCATCCATCTCGACATCGTCTGGTGCGTCGCCCTTCATATCAGCAGCCTCAGTCGCTGACATGGCGGGATACCAATCCTCATCACGTACCCTGCGCTCAAAGTCAGAACACGCCATGATGATTTTTTTCTGCATTTCATAATCAGCCTTGTACACGTAGATGTACAACTCGACTCCCTGGTACAAAGTAGCGATCACGCCCCACTGAGCGCCCGTACAGAGCATTTGTCCCTGTAACTGTATCGGACCACGGTAGGGATCAGGAACATCCCTTGGAGCGACGCGAGTGAGCTTGGCTTCCAGAACGCCTTTTCCCTCCAGTGTGATCGTGTCATCTGAGTTCATCACGTAGATGTGATTGGTGACATCGGTATTGATGACCAGGCCATCAGCCATTGCGCCGCCATCCAGAGAAGCCTGGAGCAGATCTTTATAGATGTACGGCTCTGGGTAGTTCAGCTTGAGTTTCTTCAGCCCAAGGCGCTGTGAAGCAGTGCGTAGTATCTGATCCTCAAACTCATTGCCCCAGTCAGCGGCCTCACCAATCTGAGTGTCGTAATGATCGACACCTTCCTTGCGAGCGCGGATCGTGATGTCCAGTTCGTCATTGGGCGTGGACCACGGGCTGTATCCCATGATGTTCGGAAGACGGCTCGCGCTCATCTTCTGGATTGTTGTGACCTTCCCTACCATCGGAACATTTCCTCTTCTGTTAGTGCTGTGTTTGGGTCCATCTGCTGCGTGGCGTATTGCCACAGCTCAGGTGAAAGTTGATGCTGATCGAGACCGTCTATGTCGATCAGTTGCAGACCAGGCATTTCGTCTGGGTCATTAACTGACGTGTCGGTGAACTTGATCTGATGCTCGGCCCCTGCAAAGTAAATCATTTGATACATGGTGCGGATCATGCGTCATGCTCCTTAATTCGTTGTCCTATCCAACGCATCACAGGCACCGCCATTGAGTTACCCATCGCCTTGTAACGGTGCGAGTCAGGTGTCGGCTTACCCTTCCAACCGATGTCGGTGTGCCCGTCAGGGAATCCTTGTAATCGCTCTGCTTCTACTGGAGTCAGGCGGCGTACTTTATAGTTGGAGCTCGGGTTGAACAGACAGCTATACCCTTGCCCTGGTTTGCCGCCACCTGTTGTGACCGCATTGAAACAATCTTGCAAGCGAACATCAGCTTGCTGATCTTCATGCACTGATTTTGACTGCACTACAAGCGCATCACACTCGACACGCTCATTACCAGTACGAGAATAAGGTGGACCAGATGAAGTGATTGATGGCGCTACATTGTTTGCGTGTACCACTAAATCAGTTGCATCTTTATAATCTCTCGCAGCGATTGTACTTGCTACATTCCCTGACCCGTACTCACCAAGCCTTTGCTTGTCGTAAGCAATGCTTCCTTTAGTTCTTTTGGCATCCTCTTGTTTCTCTTTTCTGCTCTTTTCAAAATCCCTGCCGCCGCAACCGGACTCAAATAGTACCGAGGCAGGATCTCGCCAGTCTCCTGAAGAACATCCGACAAGAAACACTCTTCTGCGTCTTTGTGGCACTCCGAAGTTCTTAGCGTCCAACACTCGCCACGCACAGCTATACCCGAGTTGAGCCATCGCCCCGAGGATGGAGCCAAAGTCCCGTCCTCCTCCTGATGACAAGACACCAGGCACGTTTTCCCAAACGCACCATCGAGGACGCAATCGATCAACCATCCTGCAATAAGTGAGTGCGAGGTTCCCTCTTGAGTCAGCGATGCCTCCTCTAAGCCCCGCCACGCTGAAAGACTGGCAGGGAGTTCCCCCGACCAGAATGTCAATTGATCCTTGCTCATAATTCCAACCTTCAAATTGTGTCATGTCGCCGTGGTTTGGAACCGACGGCCAGTGGTGTGAAAGAACAGCCGAAGGAAACGGCTCGATCTCAGAAAAGAATACTGGGTCAAATCCAAGTGGTTCCCATGCAACGCTTGCAGCTTCAACGCCAGAACAGACAGAGCCGTACCTCATTTGTAGTAATCCTCTGGCACGATCCCGCGTCCGGTCTTGCGTCGCAGTAAAACGTCAGCCAGGTAAGCCAACGCGCTGAATGTTATGGTCACAGCAACGACCACAACAGCGAAAACAAATGCCTCGATCATACAAACGACTCCTGAATTGTTTCGATAAGTTTCATTGGGACGACGATTTTCTTGCCGCCGTCAGTGCGGATACGCACAGCCTTTGAGCTGTACGACAAAACAGTGCCGGAGATCTGGCCTCCGGCGAGTGAGACTCTGGCTCCAATGTGTAGCTCCATTACGCGGCCTCCCCCCGAATGACGGCGCGGAAACGATTCCAGGCTTGAGCTGTGCGCTCTGCGACTTCTGGCAAAACAGCTGGGAAAATGCAGTCAGAAGACTCTGCGCGTAAGCGCGCAGCGTCCTCTTCATATGACTCGATGATCTCTGTTGTACCGTGAGAACCAACAAAATCCTGAACACAACGTGAAGGATCACCGCCCAACTGAATCCAACCGTTGAACTCTTCACAAGCAATTTCCCATGCCTGATTTTCAAGATTTTCAAGATCTTCTACTAGTGCTTCCCAAGCTGCGTTGTTTGCTAATGTTTCCATTTTCTCTCTCCTAAAGGTTTCCCCGTTGGCCGAAGCCAGATCTGAATGTAGACCATAAGTTCCAACCAAGTCAACACTTTTTTTCTTGAGGGGTAAACTTTCTCGGATTAAGGTGTGCGATACGTAAACAAAGAGGATAACTATGGGCGCAATGTCCCGACGCAAGGGTGCGACGTTTGAGAGAGAGGTCGCAAGCCTGATCCGAGATCATCTTGGGTATGAGTGCAAGCGCAACCTGGAGCAATACCAGCAGGGCGGTGACGATCTGTCTGGTGTGCCGGGTTGGTCTATCGAATGCAAGCGATACGCAACTGTCAAACCAGCAGACATCAAGCTCTTCTGGCTTCAGTGTGAAGCACAAGCGGCCGTCAAAGGCTTGCGTCCCGCCCTCTTTGTGAAGCAAGACAGGAAGCCAATCCAGGTGTACATCAACTGGCTTGGCCCTGGTCATGATTGCTATGAGCAACATGACATCAACAGCGTCGCACAGATCAGCTTTGAGCTGTGGTGCGGCATAGTCAGAGAAACAGGAGAAGAGAATGCTAGGACTTAGCGATTCAACTGCGGAGTATTTCCGCTTCAAGCCATCGGTCAATGCGTGGTATGTCGACGGTGACGAGATCGAGTTCAAGGGGATGGGGATTGACCCAGACAGTCTGAAGACCGGCTGGGGAAAGATCATGGAAGGGCAAGCGCCTGAGTGGGTATGGGATGAGCGCCCTGGAGTCAAGGCTCCAAACCCAGGACAAGACTTCAAACGCGGTTTTAGCGTGATGATTTACCTGTCCGACTACGGTTGGAGAGAGTGGACCAGCACAGGATCAGGACCAAAGATGGGTCTTGAGAATGTTTGGCCGCAAGTACATAACGGCGCGGCAAGTAACCAAGGCAAGATGGCAATGGTTGCATTTAATGGTGCCAAGGCTGTGTCGATTGGTAAGGGTACGACCCGCGTACCAGAGTTTGAGCTGAAGGGTTGGAAAGACAAGCCCGAGGCACAACCAGCTCCTGTTCAGGAGGTCACCCCAGAACCCCAGCCGGAACCCCAACCGGCACCATCGGACGACGATGATTGGAAGTTCTGATATTCAGCCCCCAGCAATGGGGGCATTTTTTTGGGGTGACACATGAGTAAATACGCAGAACACATCGGCGTGATTGCGAAAGAGTTGTGGGGCGAACCAAATAAAAAGATGTCCCACGGCAGCGAACTCAGGTTCGGCACACACGGGTCGAAGAGCGTCGATACAGAGAAAGGAGTCTTTCAGGACCACGAGACAGGCGAGTCGGGTGGTTTTGTTGATTTGTACAAACTCGCAAGGCCACAGATCAACGGCAACATAGCCGACGCACTGGAGCGTGAGTTCGGCATGGAGAAAGACCCACAGTTTCAGAAGCGAGACAGAGATGAAATTACGGTGTACGACTATATTGGAGATCACGGTGTCCTGGAATACCAGGTGGTACGTACCGACTTTCAAGACGGCAGTAAGACGTTTCGTCAGCAACGCCCGGATGGTCAAGGAGGTTGGATCAGAAACCTCAAAGGTATTGACCGGATTCCGTATCATCTTCCTGCCATCCTGCATCACAAGGATAAGCCGGTATTTATTGTGGAGGGTGAGAAGGCTGCCGACAGACTCAATGAGATCGGTGTGTTGGCAACTACAAATAATGGCGGTAGTGGACAATGGACCGAGGCGCACAGCAAGTGGCTGAAGGGTAGACGTGTCGTCGTCATGCCGGACAATGATGAAGTGGGTGTGAAGCACGGCGCGAAGGTCATCAACACGCTGATCGGCGTTGCATCCCAAATCAAGTTACTTGATCTCAGCGATCAACTACCGCCCAAGGGCGACATCGTTGACTGGCTCGACACGGGTAAAACAAAGCATCAGCTCTTTGCGCTGGTGAACAAGGCAGCGCTCATCACAGAGCCAGTGCCAGACCCCGGAGAGATCGAGCCAGACCAGATTGAGACGTTCAAGACAATGGCGATTGGTGAGCTGATGGCGATGCCACCAATTAAGTTTTTGGTTGACAGTCTGTTCACAGAGCATGGCTTCAGTGTGATGTACGGGCCACCAGGATGCGGTAAGACGTTCCTGGCTCTTGATGTCGCTCTCTGCGTCGCAACAGGGCATCAGTTTCATGAGATGGAGGTCAAGCAAGGCGCAGTGCTTTACATCGCAGGAGAAGGTGTAGGAGGCCTCGGCAAGCGGGTCAAGGCATGGATTGAGAATCGCGGCGCAAAGGTTGATGAGAAGCAGCTACCGTTTCACGTCCTGCCGACCGCTGTGGACTTCACCAATCCGGCAGAGGTCGAGAAGCTGAAGGCAACCATACAGGTGCTTGAAGAGCGAGCTGGAGGCTTCAGCCTGATCGTTGTGGACACAGTAGCAAGAGCATTGCTCGGCGCAGATGAAAACTCAGCGACGGACATCGGCAAGTTTGTGAAGTCATGCGACGTACTCAAGCAAACGTACAACACGGCGCTGATTGGCATACACCACAGCGGTAAGGACGGCTCAAAGGGTATGAGGGGATCAAGCGCACTACTCGGAGCCGTAGATACGTCGATCCAGATCAAAAAGTCTGGCGCACAGATTACGGTGACCACAGAGAAGCAAAAGGACGCAGAGCCAGCAGAGGATTATTTCTTTGAGATGCAGAGTGCGGAGGTCGGCACGATTGGCGGAGAGACTTCTGTTTATCTGAAGCGATTGACGGCAGATGAAGTTGCAGCCGGTAAAACGACGCTCAATGAGACTCAGCTCAAGGCGATGAATTGTTTACGCGACGCAACAGACCGAAATGATGTCATCAGTGTCGAGGTTGCCAGAGATAGTTTTGTGTTTTGGATGGCCGAAAAAGAGGAGCTGGATATCAGTGATCCGCGTCTCAAAGATCGGGCAAGGAAGGCATGGAAGAGGTCGATTGAGGCGCTCGAAAGTGCGGACATTGTCATTGTCCGCGCCAACTCCAAGAGAATCGAGTGGATTCGGGAAACGGACAAGGTCGGACACGATTCGGACAAAACGGACAACGAAGGAATCCAGCAATGACGCGGGTTGTAGAGGATTGCGGACAAGCGCGGACAACAGACGGACAAAAAGTGCGACAGGGACGGGGCGCGGACGGACAGGACAGAACATATAGTTCTGTCCGTCTGTCCGAATCCTGTCCGCGTTCGTCCGAGGTAGAAAGATGAGAGAGTGGAGCAAGAAAGTTCAAGCTGCTATTGAGTCGTTCATGGTAGCCGAGAATGAGATGAACAAGAAGTGGGGTTGGTATGCCTGGTTCAAGATGACCACACCTGAGATTGCGGCGAAGTATCAGAACGCCAGGGAGAGATATCTGACGATCAGTGACCCTGATGAAAAGATCAAGGCGTGTGAGAATCTGGTCAAAGGGTTGAAGGCGATTGATAACCAGCTCCGTGAAGCGGGAGGGGTGAGCGATGTCTTTTATCTGCAAGCGAGGATTGCGGGACGAAACTATTACTTTGTGAATGATCGTCTTGATATGCAGCGAGTCATCCCGTTGATGAAGGGCAAAGATCCGGTGGTGTACATGCTGGAAGAGATCGTCACAGTGATCGAGGCCGATGGATTGAAGACAGCAAATGAGATCAAGGCCAAGTTTCCCAGCGCCGAGCTAACCAGTATTCAGTTCAAACATAACCAGGAACAGGTAGACGATGAAATCCCCTTTTAAAGATAAGCCCAACATTCGGCGCTACTCGATCATCCCTGCGAGAGCTATGCAGGACGAGAGACTCACTGGGCCGCATATAAAGATCCTGGCGTGTCTAGGTATGTATACGAACAGTTACGGCGTGTGTTGGCCTTCTCAGACGACGATAGCGCGTCACTTAGGCGTAGGCCGCGTCTGGGTATGCAGGACCATGAGAATACTCAAGGAGCTGGGCTACGTGCGCTTGCTTGAGCCGAGGCCGTATCCGAAGCACATCAAGCGGCGTAGTCGAGGTAAGGTGAATCGATACCAGGTGTTGTGGGAAGGTAACGATCCAATCCCAACCAACGAACAGTTCTGGGCACCGTCACGCATTATCTCTGACGATCCTGATGAAGAGATAAAGCCAGCCGAAACAAATATGCAGACAGGGGTTCAAGGGGATTCAAACACTGACTATCAGATACTCGCACACGCATTCAAGAAGGCGGTCGAGGCCACATCTGGCGTCAGTCGGCTGCCAGATCAGAGTTTCAGACACGCAAAAGTCCTTTACGATCAAGGAGTTACAGTCGATCAGGTGCGTGATGCCACTGTGTCGATGACCAAGGATGCGCTGCGCTCTGGACGCACCCCACCGATGAACCTGGATCAGGTCGCAAGGTGGTCTGCGCTGTACAATAAATGAGCAATTACCATGAAGTTATCCACAGCAAAAACGAATACTATGTATATCAATAACTTACCGCACTGCACCATGACGCATAATTGTTATTATGTTAAATCGTCGCACTGCACAATCGCCAGATCGCCCGTAAACCCTGTGGATGGCAGCCCGCGTCAAAAAAGAGGCACCCTTGCCCCCCTACCCCCGTCGCGCTGTATAGGGGGAGGTCGCGCAAAATTTTTTAGAAATCGGCTGGAGAACATAAAATGACCGACCCCATCAACCCAGATCACTATCAGCGAGACGGCATAGAGTGTATCGACGCAATCAAGGCAGCAGTGCAGAATCTTACAGGCGATCAAGCCTACTGCACTGGTAACGCCATCAAATACCTGTGGCGCTGGAAGGAGAAAGGCGGCAAGACTGATCTCAAGAAAGCGATGTGGTATATCAATGACATGATTGCTGAGATCGAGGACGCCGAGTTCCAGGACGAGATACAGAGAAAGCTATGACCAGAAAGATCACTGTCCGCGAGGCGCGTAAGATACTCGCAATCGGCTCTGATGATGAGAAGGAAGCCGTCAAACAGGAGCTACAAGCGATTGCTGCGTCCAACGTCACTGACGTACTCCAGTGGACGCAGTCTGGCGGGATGACATTACTTGCGTCGAAAGACATTCCGGTACACGTACAGAAATCGATCAAGAAGGTGAGGGTCACGCCCAACCAGTACGGAAACGCGATTGAGGTCGAGATGCATGACAAGCTCTCGGCCCTGCGCGTACTCGCCAGGTATCACGGTCTGCACGAGCCGAACAGTGATAGCGATAGCCGACCAAGTATTTTGGGGATCAATCTAAAGGGTCCAGAAGTAACAACCTATGAGGTATTAGACGATGGCGAGAGCGAAACAAGCGACGGATCAGAGCCAGAGGTCGACCCGACGCCGAAGAGCGCCGACCAACAAGAAGATCTCTCCTGACGAGGCGCTAGGCGGGCTGAATCTGGATTTCTCAGGTGCGCCGACAACCTGGAAGTTTTTGCATGATGATTCGTTTGTGCGTGGCCTGATGGGTCCGGTCGGGTCAGGCAAGTCGTATGGCTGCGCCGCTGAGATCATGCTACGCGCCGTCAAACAGCCGCCATCACCAAAGGACGGCATCCGCTACTCTCGGTTCGTCATCGTGCGGAACTCATACCCAGAGCTACGCACTACAACCATCAAGACATGGCTTGAGCTATTCCCGGAGAACATCTGGGGGCCGATGCGCTGGTCGCCGCCCATCAGTCACCACATCAAGCTACCGAGTCGCGGTGACGCAGCCGGTATTGATTGTGAGGTGATCTTCATGGCGCTCGATCAACCCAAGGACGTGCGTAAGCTCTTGTCTCTGGAGCTAACCGGCGCATGGGTCAACGAGGCGCGAGAGTTGCCGTTAGCTGTGGTGCAGGGGTTGACACACCGTGTCGGGCGATTCCCGACCAAAGGCAATGGCGGATGTCCCTGGCGCGGTATCTGGATGGACACCAACCCGATGGACGACGATCACTGGTGGCATCGTCTCGCAGAGAAGGAGCCGGTCAGGGGTCGCTATAAGTGGGAGTTCTTCAAACAACCCGGCGGCGTGATGGAGGTGTCCAGCGAAGACCCGGACGCAGTTCCTGCGGCGGGTAAGTTCTGGAAGGTCAGCCCCAAGGCCGAGAACATCAACAACCTACCACCTGGTTATTACGATCAGCAGCTCGGCGGCAAAGGGCTTGATTGGATTCGCTGTTATGCCGGTGGTCAGTATGTGTATGTACAGGAGGGCCGTCCGGTGTGGCCGGAGTTCGATGACTCGGTGATGTCGGCAGACGATATCCAGGTCGATCCGACACTGCCGATACACATCGGCCTCGACTTTGGTTTGACTCCTGCGGCGGTATTCGGTCAGCGGTTACCTTCTGGCCGATGGAATGTGCTGCGCGAGATCGTGACCGAGGACATGGGCCTTGAGCGATTCGGCCTGATTCTGTTGAATGAGATCAACGTGCATTATCCCAAGATGGATATCCTGGTGTGGGGCGACCCTGCCGGATCAAAGCGCGATGAGATCTTTGAGGTGACTGCATTCGATCATCTGAAGACGCTTGGCCTGAATGCACGGCCTACGGCATCAAACGACTTTCAGGTGCGCCGTGAAGCGGGAGCGATGCCCATGAATCGGTTTATTGATCGTAAGGCTGGGTTACAGGTACACAAGGATTGTCAGCGATTGCGGAAGTCGTTAGCTGGTGGCTATCACTTCAAGCGTGTTGCAATGAGTGGAGGGCAGGAACGATTCAGAGACGCACCAAACAAAAACGAACACTCGCACGTCGGAGACGCATTCGGGTATCTAATGCTCGGAGGTGGCGAACACAAGGTAATGACCCGAGGCTATGGTGGGCGCTACGGTGCAGCAGGAGCCAAGGGCCAGTACCAGGCGAACACCGAGTTCTCAATATGGTGACCTGTGATGACGTGTATCGATGGATCAATGTACCTAATGTGCGCGTTGTACCTTGTAATGCGTCCCAGTTTCAGTTGATGAAGCTGTATCCCGATGCCGAGCGCAACAAGAATCTGCTACTGACCTATGACGAACAGATTGATGCGATCGGCAACATGGGATGTGGGTGGACCGTGATCGGAGACGGGCGCTGTCTGGCGATGTTTGGTGTGATGCAGTTGTATCCAGGCGTTGCAGAGGCTTGGTTGATGGTGGATACAGTCGGGATCAAGAAGCGTAAAATGCAGCTGACTAAGGGTGCCAAAAGATTCTTTGAGAATGTTGGACCGGCCTTTGATTTACGTCGGCTTCATATTATGGTATCAGTAGCCCACAAAGAGGCTGTCGCCTGGGCGCGTCTTTTGGACTTTCAGTTTGAGGCGACACTGAAGCAGTACGCCCCCGATGGGTCGGATAGTTTAGTGTATGCGAGGTTCTATGACTAATGTATTGAAGCCTTCCATGCCTGATACGTCAGCGCAGGAAGCAGCAATGAAACGCCAGGAAGAGTTACTGGAAAAGCAAGAAGCGCGTGTCGAAGCGGAAGAGGCCGAAGAGCGTCGTCGTTTGGCCGCAACCATGAGAGCGCGGCGCACAGGCGGTATGCGTTCACTATTGAGTCCAATGCGTTCAACGCCACAGATGGGATTATCAGGAGTCAACTATGAGTAACGCGCCGGTCATTAGAGAAGTTATTAAGCCAGCAAGAGAAATCATTTCTGGTAAGCCGCCTGTTCAGCAAACAGCAACTGCTCGGAAGCAAGCTGAGACAGCAGCTAAAGACATTGCTGGCGAGCGCCGTGAAGCGGTAGCTGCAGCAGCGGAAAGGTCAGCCGCTGTTCGCGCAAGACGTGGGGCAAGAGGTGCAAGGTCATTATTGTCTCCAGAGCGTAGTGGTCTGGTAGGTGGTCTGGCACGTCGTCTCGGTGGCCTGTAGTGGCAGTCAACGCAGCCGGTAACTATACCAAGCCTGGGATGCGTAAGCGGATGTTTGAGCGCATCAAAGCATCGAACGTGCAGGGTACGCCAGCCGGTAAGTGGTCAGCGAGAAAAGCGCAGTTGCTTGCCAAAAAGTACAAAGCCAAGGGCGGTGGATACACGTCGTGAAAAAACCGCAGATGTCTTTGCTGAAGTGGGGCAAACAGAAGTGGCGCACAAAGTCGGGCAAACGATCCAGTGACACAGGCGAGCGCTATCTGCCGGAGGCGGCGATCAAGGCGTTGTCCCCACAGGAATATGCGGCTACATCGAGAGCGAAGAGGAAGGGCGGCGGTACTGGCTCTTCTGTTCCACAGCCTAAAAAGATTGCAGCTAAGGTGAGGAAGTATCGTGCGTAAGGAACACAAGAGCGCCAAGGGCGGTTTGACTGAAGCTGGACGCAGACACTTTGAAGCCAAAGATGGTGGCGATCTCAAGCCACAACTCAAGAAAGGCACAAACCCGCGCCGTATATCTTTTGCTGCTAGGTTTGCAGGAATGAATGCAAAGATGAAGGACGAGAAAGGTCGTCCGACTCGCTATGCCCTAGCGCTCAAGCGCTGGGGTTTCTCATCACCAGCAGAGGCCAGAGCCTTTGCGCGTAGACACAAGGAGTCTTGATATGCCAATGACAGAGAAGGGCAAGAAGATCATGGGTGCTATGAAAAAGAAGTACGGCAAGAAAAAAGGCCAAGCTGTTTTTCATGCGTCGGCTAACGCCGGTAAGATTAAGGGCGTAAAGAAAGGGTACTAAAATGGCACGTATCACTCCTCAAGAAATCCTGAAGCGCCAGGAAAAGGCTGACGCACGTAAGGAAGAATGGCGCACGATCTATGAGGAGTGTTATGAGTTTGCGCTCCCGCAGCGCAATCTGTACTCAGGATTCTACGAAGGCAAGACTCCAGGTCAGAACAAGATGACCCGCGTGTTCGACGCAACTGCGATCAACTCAACACAGCGTTTTGCCAACCGTATTCAATCAGCGCTGTTCCCGCCGTATCGTGCGTGGTGTACGTTGCAACCTGGCGCGGACATACCGCTTGATCGAAAGGCTGAGATTGCCGAGGCGCTAGAGGTCTATGCTGAGAAGATGTTTGCTGTGGTACGGCAGACCAACTTTGATCTGGCGATCTCTGAGTTCTTGCTTGATCTTTGCGTCGGCACTGCCGTCATGCTGGTACAACCAGGTGATGATGATTCTCCGGTGCGCTTCACGCCTGTACCGCAATATCTGGTGTCTCTTGAGGAAGGTCCACACGGCACAATCGATAACGTGTATCGTAAGATGCGGATACGTGGGGAAGCGATACAGCGTCAGTGGCCGGATGCCGACATCCCAGAGCGATTGGTCAAGCAGATACAGGACAAGCCTGAAGTCGAGATTGATCTGGTTGAGGCGACAGTCTTTAACCCGACAGAGAACATCTACTGCTATCACCTGATCTGGCCGAAGGATAAATCAGAGGACGGCACCAAGTCGCTGCAAGTCAATGCGGAACTTGTGTACCGCACTATGACGGTATCGCCGTGGATCGTTGCGCGGTTTATGAAAGTGCCTGGTGAAGTCTATGGTCGCGGTCCATTAGTTACGGCGATCCCGGACATCAAGACACTGAATAAGGTCAAGGAGCTGGTACTCAAGAACGCATCGCTCGCGGTGTCGGGCGTGTATACAGCAGCCGATGACGGTGTCCTGAATCCACAGACGATACGCATCGTGCCTGGTGCGATTATCCCTGTTGCCCGGAACGGTGGCGCACAAGGTGAGTCTTTGCGCCCATTGCGCTCGGCTACCGACTTCAACGTCTCGCAGTTGGTCATCAATGATCTGGTGATGAACATCAAGAAGATGCTGCTGGATGATTCGTTGCCGCCAGACAATATGTCGGCGCGTAGTGCGACAGAGATTGTGCAGCGTATGAAGGAACTGGCGCAGAACCTCGGATCAGCCTATGGGCGTTTGATTACTGAGGCGATGGGTCCACTGGTGCGACGCATCCTCTATGTGATGGATGAAAAGGCGCTGATTGATCTGCCATTGAAGGTCGATGGCCTTGAGGTGAAGATCACACCAACTGCGCCGCTGGCTCAAGCGCAGAACATGGAAGATCTGGAGAAGGTCTTGCAGTTCACGCAGTTGGCACAGGCTGCCGGTCCAGTTGGTCAGGTTGCGCTAAACCAGGATGAGTTGATTGATTACATTGCCGAGAAGATGGGTGTGCCACAGAAGATTCTGAATAACAGGCAGGAGCGTCAGCAGATTGTTGCTGAAATGCAACAGCAGATGGCGGCGATGCAACAACAACCAGGAGCAATGCCACAGGAGGCATAAATGGAAGGATGGGACGGCTTGAGAGAGGCCGACACCAGTACGCTTCCGGTCGATCAGAAAGCGCATGATCTGGACACAAACTTTGTGCGCTGCTTTTCGACCGAAGCTGGTCAAGAAGTTCTGGCATACCTGAAGGCGGTCACAGTTGATGTGCCGTCATGGTATCCAGGCGAAGACCCGTCACACGGGTTTGCACGAGAAGGACAGAACTCTATTGTCCGAGAAATCATCAAACGTATCGAGAGAGGACGTAACGCATGAGCGAAACAGCCGAATCAGAAGTACAGGAATCGTTACTTTCGGTAACACCTGAACCAGAGCAAGACGCAGAACCGGAAGCTATGCCGCACATGGAAGGCGATGTGACTGAGCCTGTTGAGTCGGACTTTGAGTGGGGTGAGCGCCCTGACTTCATGGAAGGACTCGATCAGTTCTGGTCATCAGATGACGGCCCAGACCTGGAAGGGCTAGCCAAGTCATACACTGAACTGCGTTCCAAGATGTCATCCGGTAAGCACAAGGCTCCAAAGGACGGCAACTATGATATGTCGGCGTTGGAAGGTGTGCCGGACGACGATCCGCTGCTGACTAGCTTTACTGCGTTCGCCAAGGAAAGTGGTCTGAGCCAGGACCAGTTTGACCAGATTAGCAAGATGTACATGGAAAACATGGGCGAGATGTTTGGAAGCATCGAGGTTGATGTACAGCGCGAGATGGATAAGCTCGGCAAGAATGCAGACAAGGTGTTACAATCCACGTCGCAGTGGCTTGGAAAACTGCAATCGTCAGGCGTACTGACATCTGAGGAAACCGAGGCTTTAACGAACGCCGCGCAATCAGCGGATTTTGTAAAAGCTATTAACAAGATACGTGATTCCTACGGGGAGAAATCGATTCCGGCGATTGAGGTGCAGGAGTCTGGCGCAATGAGTAAAGCGGATCTGGACGCTATGGTTGCAGATCCTCGGTATGGCAAGGATATGCATTACACCCAGCAAGTCGAGCGAAAGTTTATGGAGTTCTTTGGCGAGGCTTAATTGAAAGGGGCTACGGCCCCTTTGTTTTTTCTAATAATCTGTTATATTCGACCCAACCGACAACTCATATTCTTGAGCCGGTGACCTGATTACGCGGCCCATCAGGATAACCGTCACAGGTTTTACCCTTAAAATTTGTAATAGAGGATAGAAACAATGGCAGTTTCAATTTCTAATGCCTTTGTTACGCTGTTCGACTCAGAGGTAAAACAGGCGTACCAGGGACAGCGTCTCCTGGCTGGTGTTACCCGCGAGCGCAATGGTGTCGAAGGCTCTACAGTCAAGTTCCCTAAGATTGGCAAGGGATCAGCGACTATTCGCGTTCCACAGACTGATGTCACTCCACTCAACGTCACATACTCACAAGTGACTGCGACGATGGAAGACTATATTGCTGCGGAATACTCAGACATTTTTAACCAGCAGAAGGTCAACTTCAACGAGCGCCAAGAGCTTGTTCAGGTTGTATCTGGCGCTATCGCACGTCGTATGGATCAGGTGGTTCTTGATGCGCTCAACGCTTCATCAACGACATTAACTGTCGATGAAAACGAGGGTGGCACAGACACTAACTTGAACATTGCAAAGCTGCGTGAAGCTAAGAAGTTATTGGATGCAAACAATGTGCCGTCTGATGGTCGCTGTATGATTATCCATGCAAACAACTTGGCTGGCTTGCTTGGTGAAGAAAAGGCAACATCTTCTGACTACGCTTCTGTAAAGGCGCTAGTCACAGGCGAGATCGACACATATATGGGCTTCAAGTTCATTACTATTGGCGACCGCGACGAAGGTGGATTGACACTCGCTTCAAGTGAGCGCACTTGTCTGGCATTCCACCGCGATGCAATTGGTCTTGGAATTGGCATGGGACAGCAGTCTCGCGTTGATTATATTGCTGAGAAGACATCATTCTTGGTGGCATCAATGTTCTCTGCTGGCGCAGTGGCAATTGACGATGAAGGTATCGTCAAAGTCCAGTGCCAAGAATCATAAGGAGGCATAGACAATGGCTTATTCAGCAACTGGTTTTACGACCTACTCGGCAGCAAAGCGTGGTAATGCTCCATCTATGTATGGGTACAAAACTACCGATGCGATTGCTGATGTAAATACCTCTGGGTATTTTAACACTCTGTCAGACACACTTGAGGTGGGAGACATCATTCACTGCGTAACTTCAACAGGTTCAACCGCTGTTGTTACTTTGGTATATGTTGTTTCTAATTCTGGTGGTGTTGTAGACGTTACAGACGGCACAACATTAGCGGCAACTGACGGCGACTAAACGAATCGGGGCTGTTTCGGCAGCCCCTTTTCTAATGAGGTGACGCATGGCATCAGGTGATACCAAACTTTCAATTTGTTCGGACGCCTTGGTAATGCTGGGCGAATCTCCGATTACCACTTTCTCTGGGACGGATGTAGGCATTGTCTGCGACCGGCTCTATGACGATATCAAGGTGATGACTCTGGCAATGTACCCGTGGTCATTCACTATCAATAAGGTGCAGCTCTCTAGGGGTACAGCGCCAATCAATGAATACAAATACGCTTACAATCTTCCAACAGATACGCAACGCATCTCTGGGGTTCGCGCTGTGTTCAACTCAACGCAAACCGGAGCGCAACCACTGCAAGGCGGCTGGGAGATTCTCAACAAGACGTTGATTACAAACCAGGAAACGATTGTTATTGATTACCAGTTTGAGCCGGAGGAGTTCGACCTACCGGCATACTTCATCCAGCTATTGAAGTATATGCTGACCTGGCACATCGCTGAGACGGTAACAGACCAGATTACCAAGGCTGAATACTGGCGGCAGATTGCTGTTGGCACAGTGGCTGAGAATATGCGTGGCGGTTACTTCCGAGTCGCTGCCAACATTGACGGCGGCACAAAGCAGAATGAGGTGTTCACCGACTACGCATTGATCGGAGTACGCGGATGAGCCGGATCGTTACTGTACAAAGTAACTTCACATCCGGTGAGATCGATCCAAAGATAAACGCCAGGATTGATTTACAGCAATACTACAATGCGCTGGATACGGCGCAGAATGTCACGATCCAACCGCAAGGCGGCATCAAGCGGCGCGATGGATCTGAGTATATTGCGACGCTTCCTACTGATGTGCATAACTCGATTGATATGTCTCAGTTTCATGGTGATATTCAAGATGCGGCTGTAACTGACGATGAAACATTTGAAGACGGGTTGACTCCTGTTTTTAAGTCAGATGGTACAA